TTTAGTAGGTGCAAATAATAGCGAACATATGTTTGAAATGAAACGTGCAATCGATGAAAGCAAGCAAAGACGTGAGGTTCTTTACAACAGTAGTATGCTTTCACAAATTGGTGCAGGTATATTTGATCCTATTAATTTATTTGCCTTGCCTTTTGGTGGCTTTGGTGCAGGTATAGCAAAGTCTGCTTTTCGTGTTGGTGCAGGAACTGCTGCATTGCAAGTTGGTCTTGAAGCTGCACGTTATCCATTTGATGCTGTAGGCAACGTTGAAGAAAGCATGTTTAATGTAGGAACAGCATTTGCAGGTGGTATGATATTAGGTGGTTTAGTTTCAATACCACTTACAAAAAGAGCTAAAGTTCAAGTTAAGATGCAAGAAGATATACGTGAACTAAACAGACAGCTTGGTATAGTCGAAGAAACGCCAAGAGGAAGTGAGTTTGTATATCACGGAACTAATCTAAAAGATAAAAGTTTGAATTCATTTATTGATGGAGATGGCAACCTTACTTTAAAAGGGAGTGCAGATGATTTTGTTGGTGAAAGACAGTATGGTGTTTCATTAGGAGAGGATTTAGATTCATCTGTTACGTATACTGCATATAAAGATGGTCAGACAAGAATGCCTGATACAGAAGCAGGTGATGACTCTGTAATTTTTAGAATTAAAAAGACTGTATTAGAAAAGTATAAAGCACAAAACGAAGCTATGAGTGAAGTGTTTGTTCCCGGTGAAATGAAAATAGCTAAAGGTGATTATGAAGTAATACGTTTTGGTAAAAACGATACAGGTAATCAATCAGCATTTAACTCTAAACTGGAAGCTAAAGAACCATTTGCAGAAACTAAAATAGAAAAGTTAAACGCTAGAAAAGAAAGCATACCTAAAGATGAATTTGGATTAAATAAAAACAAAGATAAACTACTAACAAATCGAAACAAAGTTGCTAATGATATTGATACATATAAACAATATTTACAAAGTAGTGTGCCTAATCCTACAAAAGCACAAAAGAAGAAGCTTACAGATTTACAAAACAAAGAAAGAAAGATTCAAAAACAAATAGATGGAATCAACAGAACTATTGATGAAAACAATGTAGAGCTTAGAGAGATTGAAAAAGAATTACATATTCGTAATCAAATAGATATTGAAGCAAAGACAGCAGGCATAGACGATCCTTATGGATTTGAAGGTAATATGTTTATGAACTCTTTTTTATATAGAGGTGTTACTACAGCTATGAAAAGAGCTTTGCAATCTGATCAACCTGATAGTGTAAAGCTTGCATTTTTAAAATTAGCTAACGATTCAGGTCTTAGATTAAACCTGAACAAGTATGGAAAAACAGTAGGAAATTCAACGCATCAAAATAAAGAAGTTCTTAATGGTGAATGGATAATAATACATGATAAATCACGTAAATTATATAGTGATATATATCATAAATCAGCACCTACATATGACGTTGATGTAAATAAAAAAGGTTATAATGATTGGTTAGAAGAAGTAAGTGAGAAGCATATTAAAGGTTTGCCTCTTGATGAAAACGAAAAACAACTTGCTAAATTGTGGACAGAACATTGGACTAAATGGGAAAAAAGATTAAAAGAAACTGGTTTAATTGGCGATACAGTTTCAATGCAACGTAAAGTTATAAACAATCAAATAAGATTAGAAAAGAAAAGTAAACTTATCAAAGAAATGGAAGATAAGATACCAGAGCAAGCAGCAAAAATTGATGAACTTATAGATTCTTTAAATCAATCTAATCTTACACAAGGACAAAAAGCACAATCTATACTTGATGATTTAGAAGCAAAAAAGATTGAGGGATTCTTTACTAAAAAGATGGGTGATTTAGAAAAGAAATTAAAAGAACAACAGAAAAAAGGTATATACTTTACACCTAAACAACATGCATTTTTTGCTAAACTTAGCGAACAGAAAATTACAAAAAACTTTTTAAGCAAAGGACAGTTAGAGCGTTTGAGAAATTTGCGACGAAGCCGTGATAGAATTGCAAGAGATACAGAAGAATTAGAGTTTACATTACAGGAAATAAAAGATGTAAAGATACTGCCTCCAAATGAAGAAAGTTTTTTTCCAAGATTTTTATTAAAACATAAGATAAGAGATAATAGAAATGTATTTGTAGAAAGATTGGTAACTTGGTTTCAAGAGAATCCTAAGATTATAGTTCGTAATAAGTATGGTGAACTAGAGCAAAAACCTGCATTGTCTCCTTTTGAAATAGCCAAAGCTACAGAACCAAAGGCTTTATTAAAACGTGCTAATGAAACGACAGATAGAATATTAGGCTTAGACGATACAACAGATGAGTCAATACAATTCTTTGGTCATGGTGTATCTAAACATTTTAAACATAGAACATTAGATATACCTAATAAGTTAATTACAGAATTTATTGAAACAAATCCATTAAGAGTTATGCGTGCATACAATCAAAGAGTAGCAGGACAGTATGAGTTTCAAAGATCATTTGGTAAAAGTTTAGACGATGTATTAGATGATATGGATGATGCTTTATTTGCAGCAGGCAAGTCAATGGATGAAATAAATGCAACTCGTAAAGATTTTATGCATTTGCATGATCGTATTGTTGGCCGGGTGTTACGAGATGCTAATACATGGGATCAAAAAACAGCACGTATATTACGTGATATGGCACAGCTTAATTATTTAGGTTCAGCAGGTTTTGCTACATTACCTGATTTTGCTAAGATAGTTATGGAGCATGAACTTGGTGATGTTATGAAAGGTTTATTAGCAATACTTAGAGATAATAGAGTAAAGCTATCAACTGCAGAGGGTAGATTGTCAGGTGAATTAGCAGACCTTATTAAAGGTGATGTCCATATGAGACTGGTAGAAGACGTTACAAACAATCCTTTGGAAGATGGATTAATGACAAAGGTTCGTAACGCATATTATTTTTTAAATGGTCTAACCCCAATGACACACACTATGAAATTCATTGATTCTGTTGTACGTGGTCATTCATTAATTAAATTATCAAAGGAAATAGCTAACGGAAAGGCTACTGCACAAGATGTTATGAAGCTTGCACAGTATAATATAGATGAATCAATGGCTAGGCGTATTGCTGCAATGCCTTTTGAGCAAACAGATGGTGGATTATATTTACCTAATACCATGAAATGGGGCGATGTTGAGGCAACTGAAGCTTTTAGAAGTTCTATGAATAGTGGTATATTAAATACAGTTCTTATGGGAACGCCTGCAGATAAACCTAATATTGTAGATGGCATTGTGTATATACCAATGCGTGTTGCGAAACGTTTTGGTTTATCAGAAGATGCTAAATATCGTGGCTATGCAAGGATTGAAAATGGGTTATTAGGATTACCTTTTCAGTTCTATTCTTATACTTTTGCTGCAACAAATAAAATTACTGCAGCATTTGCACAAGGGCAGGTAAAAAATAGAGCAGCAGCAGTTGTTACAAGTGTTGCTTTAGGTTATTTAGCAATGGATTTAAAAACACCAGATTATGTTACAGATAAAATGGAATGGCCTGATCTGTTAGCTAGATCGATAGATAACTCAGGTTTATTAGCAATGTACTCTGATTTTTATTATAGAGCATTGCATACATCAGCACAATTAGGTGGCCCTGATATTGGTATGGGAACAATTAATCCTAAGTTTGCAGTAAAACCTAGCACGATTGATCCATTAACAGACATTTTAGGAGCAGGGCCTAGTATTGCAACTGATATAACTAAAGGAGTGATAGATGTTGTCCAAGGTAATGTAAGCGAGGGTTCTAAACAAGTGGTTAGAAATTTACCCGGAGCAAGAATGTGGTTTTGGAAAGATGAAATGAATCAATTAACAAATTCGTTCAAATCCTTTGGTAGGTACTAAGGCGTTTGTGCGTTGCACACAACATTAACAACAAATAGGGTGCGAGTATGACTATTACATTAAGCGATCATTCACCAAGAGAATCTTACACTGTTGCACAGGGTGTAACACAGACGGAGTTTACTGTTCCGTTTGAATTTTTTGATGATGCTGATTTAAATTTTTATGTTGATGGTACAAAGAAAGATTTAACTACACATTATACAGTATCCGGTGGTAATGGTGCAAATGGTACAATAAACACAACATCTGGTAATTCTGTTGTAGGTATATCAGGTGGGTCTACTGTTGTTATAACAAGATCAATAGCCTTGAATAGAACAACAGACTTCCCATCATCAGGTGCATTTGATGTTGCAAAACTAAATAGAGAGTTAGATAGATTTACTGCAATAGCAGACGATATAACTGATACTGTTACTAGATCATTGCAACTTGCAGACGAAGATTCAACTGCAACAATGACGTTACCTACAAAAGCAAACAGACTTGGTACTCTTTTAGGTTTTAATGCAACTACTGGTGCAGCAGAAGCAGGACCAACGATAGCTAATGTTAGTACATTATCTGCTATTACTGGAAACATTAATACATTAGGTGGTATATCTGCTGACATTACAACATTGGCACATCTACAAGATGGCACAACTGCTACTAATGCATTAAGTAATTTAAATACAAAAGCAAACGATATATCTACTGTGGCGAATATACATGGTAATGTAACTACAGTTGCTAACAATTTGACTGCAATTAATAATGCTAGTGACAATGCAACTAAAGCACAAAATTATGCTACTAAAGTAGATGGTGAAGTGCCAAACACTTCTGATTATTCTGCAAAAGCACAAGCCGTAGGTGGTACTAATGTAACTAATGTAACTGGTTCAGCCAAAGAATGGGCATTAGGTGGTGGTACAAATCCTAGTGCAACAGTTCAAGTTAATAGTAATGGTGAATATTCTGCAAAAGGTTATGCAATCGGTGCAATAAATAGAGGGGCATCTGCAAATGATAAACACTCTGCTAAAGATTGGGCAACTTATACTGCAGGTACAGTAGATGGCACATTGTTTTCTGCAAAGTATTATGCACAACAAGCAGAAACTAATGCAACGTCATTTTCTAATGTATATCAAGGAACTCATGCTTCTGATCCTAGTGGTGGTACAGTAAGTGCAGGAGATTTGTATTACAATTCAACTAGTCAAAATATAAAATTTTATAATGGCTCTGCTTGGGTAGCCATTGAAGCAGTAGATACATCGACATTTTCAACTAAGGGATTTGCTACAGCAATGGCTGTGGCTCTATAAGGGAGTAAAATATGGCTCAAGATTTTGAACGAGATATATTAACTGGGATAGGTACAATACCTGATGATATTCCTAGTGGTGCAGATTTTAATTCTGATGACACAATCATTGGTATTAACATGGCAAACACAAGTGCTAATGCTATAACGGCATCATGCTTTATGACCTCAAGTGTTCTTAGTTATGGCTCTGATTTTAATTTTGCAGTTACTGTATCAGGTAGTAATTTTTTAATAGATGGTCAAACTAAACCTGCTATAACAATATACAAAGGTTTTACTTATACATTTGATTTATCAAGTAATACGATAAGTAGTGGGTCACATGTTTTTGCTTTAGCAACAGAAGCTAATGGTGCTAACAGTTCAGGTTATACAACTAATGTTGTCACTAGTGGAACACAAGGTCAAGCAGGTGCAACTCTTACTTTAACAACTACGTCAACAACTCCAACAACATTATATTATTATTGTACTGCACATACTGGAATGGGAAATACTATAACCTCATCTAACGTACATTACATAATAAAAGATGCACCAATCCCAAGTGGATCGTCACTACAACTGTTAGATGGTGGTGCAAAAATGGTGGTGCAAAATGGAGACAGAATGTTTTTTCAATCAAGCACAGCATCTAGTTTAGATGTATGGGTTTCAAGAGTGGATTCGATTAGTACATAATGGCATATATAGGTAACCAAGCAGATACAGCATTTACAAGTCTTATAAAGCAAGACTTAACTGGTGCTAGTGGCGATAGTCTTACATTAACTCATGCAGTCTCTAATGCAAATGACATAGCATTGTATATAAATAATGTAAGACAAGAGCCAGTATCTGCATATAGCACTAATGGTACAGCAGTTACGCTTACTGGTAGTGTTGTAAGTACAGATGATATTTATGTCATTTATTTAGCAAGAGCAGTACAAACAACTGTTCCCCCTGATGGCTCAGTTAGCACAGCCAAGATAGCTAGTAGTGCAGTAGACCTTACATCTAAGGTTACTGGTGTATTGCCAGTTGCTAATGGTGGTACTGGGTCAAGTAGTGCATCAGAAATTAATAGTGTAATAGAAACTTGGTATTATGATAATACAGATACTAATCATGCAAATAATGATATATTAACTGAAGGATATACACGACTAACAACTAATGCTACTACAAATAAAAATGGTGGTATGTCTCATGATACTGCTGCAGGTACTACTGGTACAGGAATTTGGACATTTCCTTCTACTGGGATTTGGAGAATAGAATTACACGCATCTTTTTACTATACTCAAGCTGCTTCTAATGCAAATGGTATTATTATGTCTGTTACAACAGATAACAGCACTTACGTTGATGTTCATGGTGTTTATTCAAATGGTTACACACAAGATGCTTATTCTAATATTGTATTACCCTATGTTCTAAATGTTAATGATGTTACAAATGTAAAGTTTAGACATAAAGTATCTTCAGTTAATCAAATAACTTTCAGAGGTGGTGGTGAAGTATTTGATACAAAAATAAATTTTATTAAACTTTGTCCATCAGTATAGGAGCATAGAATGGCATTAAGCAAAATACAAGCTGAGTCAATGAACCTAGCAGACACCTATGCATTTAGTGGAACTGTGACTGGTGCAGGAGACCCATCACTTGTAAAAATACATGAAGAAAATGTTACGTCTTCTGTAACTCATGTAGCTTTTACAAGCACACATATAACAGATACTTACCATACCTATATTATTTACATGGATGGTGTACTTATGACTTCAGATAATGGACAACTAAGAACTAGTGTTTCTGCTGATAATGGTAGTAATCTTGTAACTTGCAGGGGTAGTGCAGACCATCTTTTATCAGGAAATGCAAATTCTCATGGAGCAATAGGTGCAACCGACATGCATCCTCTTTCTGCTGCTGTTGAAGATGCTGCAGATGGAGACTTAAATGGAAGCTGTACTTATTATAATTTAAGAAGTGATACACATCATAAATCTTCACACTCTGAAATAGCAGTAAAACATTCTAATCCAATATATCATATACAATATGCTGGATATGGGATGCATCTAACAGATAGTAAAATTAACTACATTAAAATTTATGGTGGTAGTAATTTAACTGCAGGAAGATTTAAACTTTATGGGATAAAAGATTAGTTATGGCAATGTATAAAATTGAAAATGGTAATAAAATTAAACTTACCTCTGAAGAAGAAACAGAAGTAAAGGCTTTTCAAAAAGCATGGACAGATGATGCACCTAATAGACGTATGGCAGAACTTAGAAGACAAAGAGATATATTACTAGCTGAAACAGATTACATGGGTAACTCTGATGTAACAATGTCTGCTAAATGGAAAACATACAGACAAGCTCTAAGAGATATAACAAGTCAAACACCTAGTGATGATGCCTTGAGTAACATTACTTTTCCAACGAAACCAACGGAGTAAGCCATGCCCTATATAGGCAGTCAAAATGTTACTGGTCAGTTTAATCAGCTAGATGGTATTACCATATCCAGTACGACAGACACCTTTGCATTAACTAAGAGTACTGCATCATTCAACCCTGCAACGGCAGAGCAGTTAATCGTGTCAGTCAATGGTGTAACTCAAGCACCTAACAACGCCTATAGTGTATCAGGGTCAAACATTATTTTTACTGAGAACCTAACCACAGCAGACACGATTGATTACATACTTGCTTTAGGCGAAGTAGGCAATTCAGTAGTACCTACAGATGGCTCAGTAACTGGGGATAAGTTTAGTTCAACTGTATATAGAGATGGTATCAGGATTAATGGTAGTTCAGCTACTGACAACATAACGATTGCTAGTGGAGAAAGAGCCATGGTTGCAGGGGATTACACAATTCCCACAAACAAAACATTAACAGTAAATGGAGTATTAACCATTGTCTAAATTATTCGTTGACGAGATTCAACCCAAAACAACTGGTGGTGTAATCAAAGCCAAAGGTCATATTATACAAGTTGAAAACGTAAGTTCTTTTGTATCAACTTCTGGAACAACAACAATGCCATTTGATGATACTATTCCTCAAAATAATGAAGGACATGAATTTTTAACTTTAGCTTTTACACCTACTTCAGCAACTAATAAACTACATATTCATGTCCATGGTCATTGGGGTTCTACAGCAGCAAGTAGTTGGATTACTATGGCTTTGTTTCAAGATAGTACGGCAAATGCTATAGCAGCTAATACTTTTTTTGATACTGCAGCAGATGGTGGTGTTCATCATGGATTAACCCATTTTATGACGGCAGGAACTACTTCAGAAACTACATTTAAAGTTCGTGTTGGAAATAATAATGCAAGTACAATTAGAATGAATGGTACATCAGGTAC